GCGAAAACGGAGACATCGTGGAAGTTTTGGATGCTTTGTGTGATATTACTTACGTTTCCCTTGGGAACGGTGTTATGTTACACGGCCTTAAGGATAAGATATGGCCAGCATATCAAGAAGTACAAGCAAGTAATATGTCGAAGTCTTGCAGCACTGAAGAAGAAGCCATGGAAACTGTCACCCTCCGTTCTAAAGAACAAGCTGAGCCATGTCACTACGAGAAGGTGGGGGAAAGATTTGTAGTATACAGAACAAGAGATAGAAAAGTAATGAAATCAATAAATTATTTTAAACCTGATTTAAAACAGTTCTTTTAATGTATAAAAAATGTTATGCAACAAGATTAGGAGAAAATAAATATAAGATTCATCTTTGGGACGAAGGAGGTTATGATGAAATCGAATGGTATAATTATGCTTACCAAGAATGTTCTGAAGATGAAGAAGAGTATAAAGGTTTAGGTGGTGAATCCTTAAAAAAAATATATAAATGGAATAAAAATTACAATAATCTTCATTTCCATGATATGAAACCCCACCAAAAATATTTAGTGGAAAAATATGGTACTGACGATACACCCTCCACAGGACATAGAGAATTATTTTTTGATATTGAGTGTGAAATAGGAGGAGCCTTAACGGAAGAATATATAGAAAGAGCTCCTATGCCTATTACTTCTATTGCTTGGTGGGATAAAACTCCTGATACTTGGCATATTTTAATTTTAGATAAAAAAAACCAACTTAAACATACTAAAGCTAAATCTAAGGAAATCATCCCTTGTTCTACAGAACAAGAATTATTAGCTAAATTTTTAGAACACTTTAGAGAAATAGACCCAGATATTTTAATAGGTTACAATAGTGATTTCTTTGATATTCCTTATTTGTATTATAGAATGTGTAGTGTTTTAGGTCAAGAATGGGCTGATCAATTATCACCTTTAGGGGATGTTAATGCAAAGAAAAATAATCAATATTTCTTTAAACGTAATCAATTTGTAGATATTATAGGGGTTGAATCTTTAGACTATATGAGATTACATAAAAAATATAGTTGGAAAGATGAACCAAGTTGGAAATTAGATGCTATTGGAGAAAAGTATGCTAAAGTAAAAAAAATAGATTATGATGGAAATTTAGATCAATTATTTGAAACAGATATTAATAAATTTATTCAATATAATTTTCGTGATGTAGAAATATTAAAACTACTAGATGAAAAATTACAATATATAGCTTTAACTAAAAATTTATCACATAAAGGTAATCATAACTATAGTGAAGTATATTCTAATAGCATAACTCAAGATGGAGCAATTTCGGCCTATTTATTATCTCAAAATATTATTCCTCCTCCCAGGGATCCTAATCCTAAAAGTAAAAAAGGGTATGCTGGTGGTTATTTATTTTGTCCTAAAGCCGGATTATATAAATACATGTTTGATGAGGATTTAACTTCACTATATCCATCTATAATAATGTCTTTAAACATAGGAAAAGAAACATTTAAGGGACGTATCATAGATGCTGATGACCGTAATAATAGATTGGGTCTTAATGATTTAAAAGAACTTGCTCATTATGAAGAATTATTAGTTGAAAATAATAAAGGACAACAAACTACAGTTAATGTGGGAAGATTAATTTCTATGATTGAACAAAATAATTTAGCTATTTCAGCTAACGGTTCTCTATTTACTACTGATAGACAATCAACTTTATCTACAATATTAGCTAAATGGTTTGAGGAACGTAAAGTATATAAAGCTAAGATGGCAAAAGCATATAAGGCTAATGATAAAGAAAAAGGTGAGTATTATTTTTTAATGCAATATACAATGAAAATTTTATTAAATAGTTTATACGGAGCAACAGCATTACCTTCTTTTAGATATGGAATGAGTTATTCAATATTAAGTGAAGCTATTACTTTAACAGGACATAGAATTATACAAGAATCAGCTCTTTGTGCCAATAGACATATGAATGATGTTATAAGAGGTAAAAAAGAATTAAAATTAACTAAAAAATCTAAAGTTAAGGAGGAAGAATTTACTCCTGATATTAAGGAACAACCAAGACCTATGTGGTAATTAATTAAATAAAATGAATAAACCAAAAAATAAAATACCCCTATTTAAAGTTTTTATGTCCCCTACAGCTAAAAAAAGAGTGGGAGAAGTATTAGATAGTGGATATATAGGACAAGGTCCTAAAGTAGAATTATTTGAAGATCAATTAAAAGATTATCTTTGGAATAAAAATTTATTTACTACTAATTCAGGAACTTCTGCTTTACATTTAGCTTTACATTTACTTAAAAAACCAAATAAAGATTATTTAGATGATGAGTATCAGGGATTAATTTTTACCAATCCTAATTGGCCTGGAATTGAAGACGGTGATGAAGTACTAGCTACACCTATGACTTGTACTGCAACTAACTGGCCTATTTTAGCTAATAATTTAAAAATTAAATGGGTTGATATAGATCCTTCTACTTTAAATATGGATTTAGATGATTTAGCTAGAAAAATTACTCCTAAAACTAAAGTTATTATGTTAGTTCATTGGGGGGGTTATCCTAATAATTTAGACAAAATTAAAGAAATCCAAGAAAAGGCACATTCTATGTATGGATTTAAACCCTTAGTTATTGAGGATTGTGCTCATGCTTTTGGTTCTAAATTTAAAGGTACAAAAGTTGGTAATCATGGTAATATTGCTATGTTTTCCCTTCAAGCTATTAAGCATGTAACTTCTGTTGATGGTGGTATTTTAACAGTACCTTATAAGGATTTATTTACAAGAGGTAAATTAGTAAGGTGGTATGGTATTGATAGGGATGGAGATAGGAAAGATTTTAGATGTGAAGCTGATGTTTTAGAATGGGGATTTAAATTTCATATGAATGATGTTTGTGCTACTGTAGGTATTGAAAATTTAAAACATGCAGATAAAATAATAACAAAACATCAAGATAATGCTAATTATTATGATAAACATTTAAAAAATGTTCCTGGAGTAACTTTATTAGAAAGACATAAGGACTGTGAATCTGCATTTTGGATTTATTCTATGTTAGTAGATAATAGAGAAGATTTTTATAAATATATGGATGAATGTAATATTGCTGTTTCACAAGTTCATGAAAGAAATGATAAACATACTTGTGTGAAAGAATTTGTAACTAATCTACCTAATTTAGAAAAAACTATAGGAAAAGTAGTAAATATCCCAGTTGGATGGTGGGTAACTAAAAAAGAAAGAAAATATATAGTTGACTGTATTAAAAAATGGAAATAAAAAATATTTTAATTTATGGTTCTTCTTATTTAACTGCTATAACAGTTAATTTATTAAAAGATTATTATAATTTAGTAGGCCATATTCCTTCAACATCACCTACAATAAAAGGTAAAGTTAATTTACCTATAGTAAAAGATAATATAGAGCATGATATTAAACTTTCTTTACAGTATGATAAAAAATTAATTAATATAAAAAATGCATTTAATGTTCATACGGGTTTGTTACCTATGTGGGGCGGTACAGATATTTTATATCACACTTTACAAGAAAAATCTGTAGAACAAGGATTAACTTTTCATAAAATGGGTAAAGAATTAGATTATGGTAATATTATTAGTAAAATAACTTATCCAGTAACTAAAGAAGATACTATGATAACATTGTATGATAAAATGGTTAACATATTTCCTTTATTTGTTTTAAATAGCTTAAAATTATTAGAAACTATGACAGTTAAAGAAATTAATTCCTGTACTAAATTACCTCCTAGAGTATTTAAAAGAGGTAAAGTAAAAGAAAGTGATAATGACTTATATAAACTAACTTTAACAAAATTAAGAAACAAATATGAATAAATTTATTCCAACTAGTTGTTATGTAGTTAACTTTTACTTAGGCGAAAGAAGAAAAATGTTAGAGTCCTGTAGGGAAGATAAATTTTACTTATTAAAAACCCAAATAAAACATTTAGAAGAAGTTAAACATAGTTTAGATAAAATTATATTTAATTTTAATATAGATATAGATCATTACTCTTATTTAACTGAAGTTTATAAAATTACTCCAAAGAAAATAAAAGATACAGAAGTAGAAATAATCATAAGAGAAAATAAGGGTATAAGTTATGGCGCTTGGTCTGATGTATTTGGAAAGTATCAATTAAATTATGATTATTATATCTTTAATGAGGATGATTATTTTTTTGTTCAACATAATTGGGATCAATATTTAATTAATAAACATAATTCCTATTCAGATTGTGGTTATTTATGTCCTTTTTTAAGAGAACCCCATAGACATAATGGTTTTAGAAAATATGCTGGGTTATCTACAGGAATTGCATCTAGTAAAAATCTAAAAAAGATTTGGGATAAGTTTGGTATGTTACCACATAGTAAAGAATCTGACTATGTTTCAGGAGAGGAAGCTCAAATACGTTTTAGTTTTGCTTTTCTAGAAATTGGATTAAATATATATGATATTAGAGATGATTATAGAGTTAATTTTGCCTGGACAGAAGAAGATGGAAATGACATATGGAGAATCTTTTGGTGGAATGAAAAAGATTTAATTTATCCTGCCTTTTTAACAGAAACGGATAAAAGTTATAATTGGTTTGAATCTTGGGATGGAGAATTTCTTGATAATCATAAACCTTTATCGTATATTGATGCTATGGAATGTTATAAAACAAAAACAACTTATTACGGAGAAAAATAAAATTATGCCTTTAAAGAAACAGTCAATAAGAAAAAATATGAACATTGTAGTAAATGGGGATAAAATATCTAAGGATGAATTGATATTAATCAGTGAAGACTGGAATGAAACTCAAGAAAATTTCTTTAGAAAAATGTTAAAACAAGGAGGTCATTTTCGATTAAAAGGAGTAAAATATGAAGTTGAATTAACTAAAGACTCCAGAACCAGATCTGATGGAACAAAAGATTCTGGTGTAATTCAAATACCTGGAGATACACAATTTTAGATGAAACATTTAGAAGATACACCTTGGTTTATTTGCGATGAAGGAGATACAAATTTTTGTGCCTATGTAGACACAGATTCAAATTACTTTAATGCCGAACCTTTACTTCTTCATTTATATCCTAATTTTGAATCTTTTAATGATAAGAAAAAAGATCAATTATTAGAAAAAGTTGCCATTGAATATCAGGATATTATTACTGATCATTATAATGTTTTATCTAAGGAATGTTTTAATGTTCCTAAACATAGACTTGAAATGAAAACAGAATGTGTTATTCGTTCTGCTTATTTTAGAGCTACTAGAAGATACGCTCAATGGATTACTAAACAAGAAGGTATTGCTAAGGAAACTCTAGATATTAAAGGTTTAGAGTTTATGAAAGCAAATTTTCCTCCTATATTAGGAGATTTCTTTAATGATATTTTACAACAAGTATTAAAAGGTGAAGGTAAAGAAAGTATTATATCTCAAATTAAAGTATTTAAAAAACAAATACTAGATGGTACTATTCCTTTAGCTAAATTAGGTAATCCAACTGCTGTAAAAAAATTAGAAAAATATAGTGGTAAAAGTGCCCGTGCAGGTGAAATGTTTACTGAAATATTAAAAGGTGCTCCTGCTCCTGTTCGTGCTGCTATTCGTTATAATGATTTACTTAGATTATGGCAATTAGATAGAAAATATAATCTAATTACAATGGCAGATAAAGTAAAATGGATTTATTTAAAGGATAACCCATATAAAATAGAGGCACTAGCATTTTTTGATTATGAAATGCCAGATAAAATAATAGATTTTTTAAATACTTATGCTGACAGACAAAAAGTATTTGACTCAATTTTATTAAATAAATTAGAGGGATTTTTTAGTGATTTAGGTTGGTCTCTTAATTTAAATCCTTATGTAAACGCTTTAAAATCGTTTGAAATATAAAATAATTTTCGTATATTATAGTTATGATAAGTAAAAACCAATTAACAAGTATTATTTCCAAATATTACCTAAACGGTTTAAATAACCAGGTAAAATGGAGAATTAAAGATAATCAACTTACTATTTATGCTGGTGAAGCAGGTAGAGTATGTAAAATAGTACATGAAAATTTTCCATTGGAAGATGCTGAATTAGGAGTATTTGATACCCATAAATTAAGTAAATTGATATCCATTACAAATGGTGATTTAATGATTTCATTAGAAAAAATGAAAGCCATTTATACTAAAATCCATATTCAGGATTCAAATTTTGATTTAACTTATTCTTTAGCGGATACTCTAATTCTAGGAAAAAATACCTATTATGATGATCCGGAAGAGGGATATGAGATAGTTTTAAATTTATCTCCAGAAGATATAGACCATTTAATTAAAGCAAAAAACGCCCTAACAGACGTTAATAATATGTTAATTACAACAACAAAAGATTTTGATAATAATAATGTATGTGAATTTATTTTTGGAGATAGTACAGGTTATTCTAATAAAATATCATATCAAATGAATGGTGATATTAAAGAAACTGGAATTTCAATTCCATATGATTCAGACATATTTAAGGATATTTTAAATTCTAATAAAGATCAAACTTCCGGTGTATTAAGCTTATCAAAACTGGGTATACTAAAATTAAATTTTTCTTCTGAAAATATTTATAGCGAATATTATATTGCTAGAAATGAGTAGAATAAATAAACTAATAAATGCTTTTGGTAATTTAGATCAAATAGCTAATGGTATAAAAAATAAATTATTTCAAAAAGAAGAAATAGAAGAAATAGCTTGGAAACGTTGGCAAATTTGTACCCAATGTAATTATTTTGATACAGTAGGTAATGAGTGTGCAGTACCTGGTACCGCTCCCTGTTGTAGCGATTGTGGTTGTATACTTAATCTTAAAGTTAGATCACTTTCTTCTAGATGTCCCCAAGGTAAATGGGAAGCTTTTATGAATGAAGATATGGAAGATGATTTAAAAAATAGCTTGGAGGGTTAATTTTTATTTTTTATATTATATGTATAATAAAATAACATTGTAGCTAGGGCACAAGTTATGTTTTATGTTTAATCGAGTTAGCTTAGGCGCTCACAAATAAAAATGATATGAGTACATTAGAAATTTTGGAAAGGCATATAAGTCCTTTCGACATCCTATTTAGGAATCACTTCAACGCTGAATCGCAATTCGCACCAGCTTTAAATTCAAAACAACCACATCCACTTAATATTTACTATGATGATAAAGGTCTTTATTTTGAAGTTGCCTGTACTGGGTTAACTAAAAAAGACGTTATTCTTGATATTGAAGGGGATATTTTAAAAATAAGTTATAAAAAACCAAAGGATGAAAAATTCCATGAAGGAACTATCCATAGTGGTTTATCTAAAAAATCTTTTGACTTAAGATATAAAATTGCACCTAAATTTGATTTATCAAAAACTGATGCATCTTTAGCAAATGGATTATTAGATATTTTTATACCTTTGGCTGATGAAGCAAAACCAAAGTCCATTAAAATTAAGTAGTATTTTTTATTAAAAAAGCGTGTCCTAGCTCAATATTTTTTGTATATTGGAGTATTAATAAAAAAATTACAAATGGCTAAAAAAGCAAAATCAATCACAGTAATTTCAGATCCTTTAATGGAACCTTACTATATAACAAAAGATGATTTATGTTATACAGTAAATGAAAGAATAACTCCTAATAAAGATCATTTTAGATCCAAAGGTGTAGGAACTGAATATGCTAAACCTCAGGGTTATTATGCAAGTTTTGAATTGGCATTAGTTAAAATCTCAGAGGAACTTATGCATACAAAAAGAAATTATGATTCACTTAGTGAATATATAGAAGAATATAGAATAATTAGTAACCAAATAAAAGAATATACAGATGGAATTAGAAGCACTGTTTGACGCTGTTATAGTTAAGCCCTTTGAGGCGGAAGAAACTACTTATGGTAATATAATCGTACCTGATTTAGGAAAAGAAAAAAATGAAATGGGTACAGTTATGGCTGTAGGTCCTGGAAAACCAACTATTACAGGAGATTTTATTCCTACTAAACTAAAAGTAGGAGATAAAGTTGTTTTACCCACTATGGGATTTACAAAACTTCCTTATGATGGGGAAGAATATTATGTAGGCCCTGAAAATCAGGTTTTAGCAAAAATAAGTAAAAAAGAGTCATTTAATGATGCATTAAGTGATACTTTACAGAATATAAGTGAAGAAGAAATTGAAAATTTAAAAGACATATCTAATGAATAAACAAGTACAATTTGGAACAGATGCCAGAACTAATTTAGTTAAAGGTATTGATACATTAGCTGATGCTGTAGTTTCAACTTTAGGTCCTAATGGAAGAAATGTAGTTATAGCTAATAATCAGGGAGTACCTCAATCTACAAAAGATGGGGTAACAGTAGCTAAATCTATAAATTTAAAGGATCCCGAGCAAGAATTAGGAATACAACTAGTAAAACAAGCTGCAATTAAAACAGCTGAAAAAGCAGGTGATGGTACAACAACATCTACTTTATTAGCTAGAGAGATGATTAAAGCAGGTTTAAGTGCTTTAAATAATAATGAAAATGCAGTTCAAATAAAAAGAGATATTGATACTACAGTAAATAAAGTAGTAGATAATTTAAGAAATAATATATCAGAGGAAATTACAGGTGAAGAGCAATTAGAACAAATTGCAACTATATCTGCTAATAATGATAAAGAAGTTGGCAAATTAATTGCCACTGCAATAGATAAAGTAGGAATGGAGGGGGTTGTTCATATAGAAGAATCTCGTACAGGTGAAACCTATCTTGAAACTGTTGAAGGGTTACAGTTTGGAAGAGGTTATAAATCACCTTATTTTGTTACAGACAATAATACAATGACTGCCACATTAGAAAACCCCCTCATTCTTCTTGCAGACCAAAAAATTACACAAGTAAAAGAATTATTACCTATTCTAGAAGCTGTATCTGCACAAGCTAAATCTCTTGTTATTGTAGCTGAAGATATAGATAATGAAGCATTAGCAACTCTTATTGTAAATAAAATGAGAGGAACTATGAAAGTAGTAGCAGTTAAAGCCCCAGATTTTGGAGATAGAAGAAAATTAGCTTTGGAAGATATTGCTATTACTACTGGTGGTGTTGTTTTTGATAAACAAAAGGGAATGAAGTTAGATAAGTTTAGTTGGGAATGGTTTGGTGAAGCTAGAACTGTTACAGTAGAAAAAGAACAAACCACTATTGTTGATGGTAAAGGAGATATTGATAGAATTGAAGCACGTATTGAAGAACTTCAAAAACAAATTGATAAGGCTACTACACCATTTGAAATAGAAAAACTACAAGAAAGATTAGCTAAGTTTGTAGGTGGTGTTGCTATTATTCATGTTGGTGGAAACACAGAAACTGAAATGAAGGAAAAGAAAGATAGAGTTGATGATGCACTACATGCTACAAAAGCTGCTATTGAAGAAGGGATAATTCCAGGAGGTGGAACTGCACTACTATATGCATCTTCAGGTTTAGAGACTAAAACTACGGGTGCTCAAATAGTAAAAAGAGCTTGTGCTAAACCATTTAATCAAATTTTAGTTAATGCTGGTTATGATGCAGTTCAGGGACAAATTATTGCTGATGGAATGATTAATTCTGGTAATGATGGTTGGTTAGGATTTGATATAAAAACCGATAATACAGTTGATATGAAAGAAGCAGGTATTATAGATCCAACAAAAGTAGCTAGATTAGCATTAGAAAATGCTGCTTCAGTAGCTGGTACAGTTTTACTTACAGAATGTACAGTAGTTAATGAGTTAGAGGAAGAAAAACAACCCCAAATAGATCCATCAATGATGGGGATGATGTAAAATAATTTCGTATATTATGCCTAAGACTAAAATTGAAGAAAAAAATATATTAATAGCACGTAGGGTACCACCTGGAGACAAGTGGAGATTAGTAGCAAATGAACCAGATGGTCCTGTACATGCCTCACTTACAGATACTTTAGAAGCCTATATGATAAAAACAGGATTTAAAGGTAATTATAGATTAGAACCTTTAAAAAGTAATTTATATGCTATTGATTCTAAAGAAACTGAAGTAATACCTGAACCAGAGAAAAAATATTCTATTTATGGAGAATTTGGAGCATAGTTTATTAGTAGAAAAATATAGGCCAATTAAGTTAGAAAATTATGTTGGTAATGAAACTATTAAAAAGTCTATTTCTAAATATTTAGACCAAAATGATATCCAAAATCTAATATTTTATGGACCAGCTGGTACTGGTAAAACTACATTAGCTAAACTAATAGTTAAAAACCTAGATTGTGATTACATTTATATTAATGCTTCTGACGAACGAGGTATTGAAACTATTAGAGATAAAGTATCTAGTTTTGCAAGTGTAGCTTCTTTTAAACCACTTAAAGTAGTTATTTTAGATGAAGCTGATTTTCTTACTATTCAAGCGCAAGCGTCGCTCCGAAACATAATAGAAACATTTTCACGTACTACAAGATTTATTATGACTTGTAATTTTGTAGAACGTATTATTGATCCTTTACAATCCAGGTGCCAAGTACTTAAAATTGTACCTCCTACTAAAAAAGATGTTGCTAAACATTTATCTTGGATTTGTAATGAAGAATCAATTTCACATGAAATAAATGATTTAGTACCTTTAGTTAATCAATATTATCCTGATTTACGTAAATGTATTAATACAATCCAATTATCAACTGTAGATGGTGGAGCAAATGATTTATATCTTAGTTTAGATAAATCAGTATTAGTTTCATCTAATTATATAGATGAAGTTATTAATGAATTAAAAAAAGATACAGATAGTTTTAAAAAAATACGTCAAATTATAGCTGACGCTAACGTAGACGATTTTGATGAACTATTTAGAGCTTTATATGAAAGGTCATCAGAATACCTTCCAGGTAAAGAAGGTACAGTAGCTATAATAGTTAATGAACAGCAATATAGGGCTAATTTCCGTATTGATAAAGAAATCAATGCAATGAGTTTAATTTCACAATTAATAAATAATAAATAATTATGCAACAACAACAACCACAAGGACCTCCTATTGATTTAAAAAATACAACTGAAGTAAAAAACTTTAATGGTGGTAGTATTTTTCAACAAGGAGTTATTTTAAGAACAGTATCTAAATTTGTAATGGGATCAGAAGAGGATGCACTATTACCTATCCCAGTATTTTATGATCCATCAACTATGAAAATCCATAAGGCATCAGTTCCTGCTGATCTTAGAGAGGAATTAGCTGATGAATTAATTGATTAGGGATTGAAAAATATATTTGATTGGCTTAAGGAAATAAATTATAAGAAATCACCAGTTGATTCTTTTACAGAAAAAGATTGGGAAGTTTGGAATTCTTATATGATACATAGGTTTATATCTATGAATAGAGATTTTTTAGAGATAGTTAATTTTGTACAAGATTATCCACCTCATGAAAAAAAAGCTATTTATAATATTTACAAAGAATATATTCCTAAAAATAACCAATGGAATAAATATATTAAATCAACTAAAAAATTAGCCAATAAAGAGTTAATAGAACATTTAAGGGATCATTTTAAAGTCTCATCTAGAGAAGTAAATGATTATTTAAATATTTTAAGTAAAAATGATATTAATCAAATTTTGATTAGTAGAGGTTTAAATAAAAAAGAATTAAAAAAAATATTATGAACGTACAAGTATACAAATTTCTAAAATCCGAAGCTGAGGCGGATAAAAATAAAGCTCTAGCAAGTATAGAATTATTAACTAACCATCCTGCAGGTATTGGTGATCATTCAACTAAAGACTATTGGGATAACTGTAATGAGGCACTTAGATTATTAGCATCAGCGGATGAAAGATTAGATATTTTAGAAAAATATTTCAATACTAAAGAACAAGTGAATGGGTGATAGTAGAAAAAAGTATGAGGAAATGCAACAGGATAATTATGAACACTCTAAATATTATTGGGATGTAGATAGAAATAAAGCACCTAAGGATATTGGAGTAAAAGTTACTAGTGCTGTAGAAGCATTTGAAAACGAATACCCAGAATTATCTTCTGAATATAAAAAAATAGGCCAAGAAATGTATGAAATGTTTGCCGCTAAACATATGGATTATGGACTAAATAATATTGCTTTAGGAGGTGATTTAACTAATGAACAAGATAAAAAATTTTCACTTACTGGTTTAGCTATTAGACTTACTGATAAAATTAGTAGACTTAAAAATCTTCTAATTAATGGTAAAAATTATGTAAAAGGAGAAGGAATAGAAGATACGTTTATTGACATTGCTAATTATGGTATAATAGGAATGTTAGTAGGACGTAATAAATGGAAAAAATAAATTTTGGCTAAAAAAATACCTAAAATAGTTAGGGAGATTCAAAAGAATCCTCCACATGAAATTGATTATTCATATCAAAAGAATATTTCTTATTCCCAGATATCTATGTTTAAACAATGTCAAAGAAAATGGGCATTACATTATAAGGATAAGATTAATCAAAGAGATGTTTCTATATATTTGGTTTTTGGAATTGCTATTCACGAAGTGATCCAAGATTATTTAACTGTATTTTATTCTAAAAGCAAAGTAAAAGCGAATGAATTAGATTTAGAGTCATCATTTCAAGAAAAGTTTATAGAAGCATACCAAAAACAATATAAACAAAATGATGAAGTTCATTTTTCAGATGCTGCTCAAATGAGAGAATTTTTTGAAGATGGGGTTGAAATATTAAAATTTTTTAAAAAGAAAGTAGGTGGTTATTTTTCTAAAAGAGGTACTTATTTAGTAGGTATAGAATTACCAATAATTAATACACCTAATAAAATGTTAAATAATTTATTATTTAAGGGAATGTTAGATATTGTTTTATACCATGAATATAGTGATACCTTTACTATTATTGATATAAAAACTAGTACTAGGGGATGGCATGATAAAATGAAAAAGAATGAAGATAAACAATTTCAACTTATATTATACAAAAAATACTTTTCAGAACTATATAATATTCCACTAGATAAAATAGATATTAAATTTTTTATAGTTAAAAGAAAATTATATGAAAATTGTGACTGGGCACAAACAAGAATACAAGAATTTTCACCCCCAAGTGGTAAAATTAAATTAGGAAGGGCTACTAAATATGTGAACGATTTTATGTCTCATGTATTTAATTCCCAAGGAAAAATTAAAGAACAACATTATCCATGTACTTGTGGATATTGTGAATAGAGTATTGATTTTGAATAATACTTATATATGTATAACAAATGTTTTAAATTAAATTAAGATTATGAGTAATAATAAAAAAATGACACTAACTAGTGTTAAAGTAAAGAGCGACTTGTTCGACAATTTCAAAATCGAGTGTGTTAAACGTAAATTTTCTTTTCAAAAACTTGCTGACCGTAGTTTGTTTTTGTATCTTACAGATGAAAATTTCCGTAAACAAATAACCAATCAAATTAATCTCGATTTAGAAAATGAAGAATAAGAAGTTCCCTTACATACCAAAAGAGAAAAGGAAAAAAATACTATTAATTTGTGATGATATTAGAGTACATTCTGGTGTTGCAACTGTAGCAAAAGAAATAGTAGTCCATACAGCTCACCATTTTAATTGGGTACAATTAGGTGGGGCAATAAAACATCCTGAAAAGGGTAAAAAATTGGATTTATCTCCAGATACTAATAATTTAGCAGGTATTAATGATTCATCCGTAATTGTATACCCAGTAGATGGGTATGGGCATCCTCAATTTATTAGGCAAATAATTAATATTGAGAAACCTGATGCCATATTTTTATTTACTGATCCTAGATATTTCATTCATGTGTTTAATCTGGAACAAGAAATACGTAAAAATATTCCTATTACATACTTAAATATATGGGATGACTACCCAGCACCAATGTATAATAGACCTTATTATGAATCTTGTGATTTATTAATGGGAATATCTAAACAAACTGTTAATATTAATAAACTAGTACTTAAGGGTCATGAGGGTAATAGATTATTTAAGTATATTCCACATGGAAAAGATGAAAATATTTATTTCCCATTAGATGAAAATGATAAAGATTATCAATTATCTATTCAAAATTTATTTAAAGGACAAAAACCTAAATTTGTTGTATTTTATAATTCTAGAAATATAAGAAGGAAACAAGTACCAGATACAATGTTAGCCTTTAGAGCATTTCTAGATTCTTTACCTGAAGATGAAGCTAAAGATTGTTTCCTAGTAATGAAAACGGAACCTGTTACAGACCCAGGTACTGATTTACCTAAAGTAAAAGAATATTTGTTTGATGAGAAATATAAAAATAATGTTAAGTTTATTTTTGGTAAAATAGAGGAAAAATATTTGAATCATTTATATAACATAGCAGATGTACAAATATTACTAACATCAAATGAAGGTTGGGGATTAGCAAATACTGAAGCTATTTTAGCAGGTACTCCAATTATTGCTAATGTTACAGGTGGAATGCAGGATCAAATGAGATTTGTAGATGGTGATGGTAATTGGTTTACTCCAGATGCTAATATACCTTCTAATCATAGAGGAACTTTTAAAAAGCATGGAGAGTGGGCTTTTCCAGTTTATCCTACTTCTAGATCTATTCAGGGATCCCCTCCTACACCTTATATTTTTGATGATAGATGTAGATGGGAAGATGCAGCTGATAGAATAAAGGAATGTTATAAATTAGGAAGGAAAGAATTAAAAAGAAGAGGATTAAAAGGTAGAGAATGGGCTATTAGTGATGAAGCCGGATTTACTTCTGAACATCAAGGTAATAGAGTAATAGAGGCATTTAAGGAATTATTTGATACTTGGAAACCAAGAGAAAAATATGAATTAGTTAATGCAAATAATTATAAAGGTAAATTTTTAAATCATAAAATATTATATTAATGAATAAACCAAGATTTGTAATATCATGCCCCTTTGACACTTATTCGGGTTATGGGGCTAGAGCAAGAGATGTAGTTAAGGCTATTATTGAATTAGATAAATATAAAGTTGAGTTATTATCCCAAAGATGGGGTGAAACATCTTGGAATTTCTGTAAAGATCATCCTGAGTGGAATTTTTTATATAGTCATTTAGCTAGTCAAGATTGGCAAAAACAACAACCTGATATTTGGATGCAAATAACAATACCTAATGAGTTCCAACCTGTAGGAAAATATAATATAGGTCTTACTGCGGGAATTGAAGCTACTGCATGTAAAGCGGAATGGATTCAAGGATTAAATAGAATGGATATAAATTGGGTGTCATCTAATTTTTCAAAAAGAACTCTTGAATCTATGGTATTTGATCAAAAAGATCCACGAACACAACAGTCTGTTGGACAAGTAAAGATACAAAAACCTATAGAAGTTTTATTTGAAGGTGTTGATGTAACTAAATATAAACCTATATCTCCATCAGAAATTAAAACTATTGATTTAGATGACATTAAAGAATCCTTTTGTTTTCTATTTGTTGGACATTGGATGGCTGGAGAAGTTGGTCATGATAGAAAAAATGTAGGAACATTAGTTAAAAATTTCTATGAGGCATTTAAGGATAAACGGGGATCTAAACCTGCTTTAATATTAAAATGTTCAGTTGGTGTAGCTTCTTACATAAGTAGGGATGCTATTTTGGATAAAATTAAACAACTTAAAGAATCATTTAAAACTACAGATTTACCTAATATTTATTTACTTAATGGAGAATTTGATGACTCAGAAATGAATGAATTATATAATCATCCTAAAGTTAAGGCTATGGTTAGTCTAACAAAAGGTGAAGGTTTTGGAAGACCATTATTAGAGTTTAGTATGACAGGTAAACCTATAATAGCATCAGGTTGGTCTGGTCATGTTGATTTTTTAAATCCTGAGTATACTACTTTATTACCTGGTAATTTAGAAAATGTTCATCCTAGTGCTGCTAATGATTGGTTACTTAAAGAAGCTAAATGGTTTCAAGTAAGTTATCAACATGCTTTATCTACTTTTAAAGATGTGTTTAAAAACTATAAAAAATATGTAGTTAAAGGTAAAAAACAAAAACATTACGCTAAAACAAATTTTAGTTGGGATAAAATGAAGGAATTTATTAATATTAAACTTAGTACTAATGTTCCACAATTTGCACAACAAGTTGAAATAAAATTACCTGAACTAAATTTACCTAATTTAAAAAAAGTTAAATAATGAATTTTGATGAATTAAAAGAATGTACCCGATGTGGATCAGATGCTTGTTATAGACAGGAAATTAGTAAAGATATTTCTATAGAATTATGTTATGGTTGTGGTTTTCAATCTAATTCTTTAATGAAAAAAGGAAGCGAATTTTTTAATCAACAGTGGGAATTATTACCTGAACTTTATAAAGTATTAATGGATGAGGAAGAAGATAATGGTAAAATTTGGATGCCATCTCATATTAACGTTAAAGATAAGGGTATGATATTTGCTACTGGAAATGGAAGAGGTAATTGGAGATGGGGTGCTGTAAAATCAATTTTAGTGCCAGAAGAAGAAAAAGAAAAATATAAAGGAGAAAAATATAAATCTGATATGAGTACAGTAAAATATTTTATGGAAAAAGATTTCATGGAAGCATTGTCTTATATTGGAGTAATACCAGAATAATATGAAAATACTAGTTACAGGAGGAGCAGGGTTTATAGGAACTAATTTAATTAAAAGATTAATTAAGGAGGGACATGAGGTTTCTTCTTTGGATAATTACTCAGTTGGAACCCGTAGTAACCATGTTGATGGTTGTGAGTATATGACAGGTGATGTTTGTGATGTGATGGAATTAACTGATCAAAAATTTGAATTAATTTATCACTTAGCAGGATTATCTAGAATTCAACCTTCATTTACTAATCCAACAAGAACATTTGACGTTAATACTATTGGTACACAAAGAGTTTGTGAATTTGCTAGAACAATTAGAGCAAAAATAGTATATGCTGGTTCATCTTCTAAATGGCATAATCCGTATCAGTCACCATATTCTACTTGTAAGTATTTAGGTGAAGAGATTTGTAAAATGTATAAACTTACTTATGATATGGATATTGAAATTGCTCGTTTTTATAATGTTTATGGTCCTTATGAAGTTGTAGATGGTGATTGGGCTGCTGTAATTGGTATATGGAGAAAGCAAGTTAGAGATAACCAACCAATTACTATTGTTGGAGATGGAGAACAAAGAAGAGATTTTACTCATGTTGATGACATAGTAGATGGGTTGATTAAAATTAGTAATACTAATCATAAACAAGATGATGCGTGGGAATTAGGTACTGGTAATAACCATTCTATTAATGAAGTCTACCAGATGTTTAAAGATAAATTCAATGTTGATTGTGTTTACATTCCAGATCAAAAAGGAAACTATAGAGTTACTTTAAGAGAAAGAGACGATGCATTAGATTTACTAAATTGGGAACCAAAAGATAGATTAGAAGAATATATACAAAGTTTATGAAAATAAGTTATGCAATTACAGTTTGTAATGAATTTGTTGAGATACAAAAATTAGTTCTATTTTTATTAGATCATAAAAGAACAGAAGATGAAATTATTATTCTTTATGATCATAAAAATGGTGATGAAGGAATTGAGGAGTTTTTAAGAAGTCATTCTGTTAATGGTCAGTTTATGTGGCATAAAGGTGATTTTCATAATCATTTTGCAGATTGGAAAAATAAACTAACTGATCTATGTTCTGGTGATTATATATTTCAAATAGATGCAGATGAGGTTCCAAATAGACTACTAATAAAAAGTTTACCTAAAATTTTAGAATCAAATCCATCTAGTGAAGTATATCTAGTTCCAAGAGTAAACACAGTAGAAGGGTTAACTGAAGATCATGTTCAAAAATGGGGTTGGAAGTTAAATGAAAGAAGTTGGGTTAATTGGCCTGATTATCAATGGCGTATTTGGAAAAACAAACCAGAAATTAAATGGAAAAATAAAGTTCATGAAAAATTAGAGGGACATAAAATATTTACAGCCCTACCTCCTATGGAGGATTTAGCTTTATATCATCATAAAACTATAGATAAACAAGAAAAACAAAATAATTATTATAATACACTTTAAAATGGCGGATAATCAAAATAATGGTAATACCCAACTTAATACTGATAGAAATAATCTAAATCAAAGAGTTAGTAAATTAGCTTATTTAGGTAAGAGTAGTAAAGTACAATGGTCTGATAAAAGACGTTTTAGAAACATATAAATGAATATAACATTTTTAACTGAAATGGGGTTTGAAGGTAAAGTACCTTTAAATCATCCTAATATGAGAACGGAGTTTGCTTGGATGTATGCCTTAGAGGCAAATCATCATACTCTTTTTGATTATCAAAATGTTAAAAATCAAGACCATGTATTTATTATATTCCCAAAAGGTGAAACATTTTTAAATGCAGTAGGTGTAAAATTATCTGAAAAACCTAACCCGGCCTCTAATTTATTACAGTCTAATTTTATTGATACCCTTAAAAATAATAATAAAAAAATTCACTATATTCAAGAGGGTCCTTCATGGTTTTTTAATGATTATGAAATATTTGATCAGTTCAATTTTTATAATTTTTTATCTAAATGTGATAGTATATTTGCGCATAATGAAATAGATACTAGATTTTATAAAGGTTTATTTCCCGAAAAAAAAGTAAATGTTATTAGTACCTTACTTATAGAAGAATTAATTAAACATATTACCCCTGTAGTAGAAGAAAAAGTAATTATAGGAGGTAATTTTGCAAGATGGTATGGTGGTTTTCAAAGTTATGTTGTTGCAGATGTTTTTGGAGTTGCAAAGTGGACTCAGGATTCTCATGCTAAAAGACCTAATGAATCTAAAATCCCTGATTTAAATCATCTTCAACGACTACCATGGGCGGGTTGGATGAGTGTGTTATCTACGTTCAAATACGCTGTACATTTAATGCCTACTGTTGCTGCTGGTACTTTTAGTTTGAATTGTGCTTATTTTGGCATTCCTTGTATTGGTAATATAAAAGTAGACACTCAAAGGTATTGTCACCCTGAATTATCAGTAGCAGTGGATGATGTAGAAAAGGCTAGACAATTAGCTTATAGACTTAAAAGCGACAAAGATTTTTATAATAAATGTAGTAATCAATCTAAAAAACTATATAGAGAACACTATGATATAAAAGTATGGAAAGAAAAAATAAATTTAAAGTAGTAATTCCTTCATATAATAATGAAAAATGGGTAGAAGCTAATGTAGCTAGTATACTTAAACAAACTTATACTAATTATGAGGTGTTATATATTAATGATGCATCTACAGATAATACGCCTAATATTATTCAAAAGATAATAAATGACTATAAATTAGATAATTGGACTTTGCTTAATTGGAAGAATAATAAACAGAGAGGATATAATGTAAACCCAAATGAAGACCATATAATTAATTTTATGGATAATGAAGATGATATTATTTTATTTGTTGATGGTGATGATTGGTTATATGATGAAAATGTATTTGAAAGGTTAAATGAATATTATAATTCTACTGATTGTTGGATGACTTATGGGGGTATGTATTGTTATCCTTCTGGCAAATTGGCCCACCCACAAAATTCAGTTTATAGTGAAGAAGTTCATAGTAAAAAATTATATAGAAAAGATATTTGGAGAGCTAGTCATTTAAGAAGTTTTAGATGGTTTTTATATAATAAAATTAAAAAAGAAGATTTAATTTGGAGTAAAACAGGTGAATATTATTATAATGCCGAGGATTTAGCTGTTTCCTTTTTCTGTTTAGAAATGTGTCCAAAAGAAAAAATTGGTGTATTAAACTTCCCAACTTATGTTTATAATGAGGATCCTGAAATAGTAAAAAGAGGTTTAGAAAGACAAAACAAAGATATAGAAAACCCCGAAGGACAAGAGGCAGAAATTAGAGCTAAGGAACCTTATAAAACACTATATTCTACTGACCCCATAAGAAAAATTCAACCTATATTAGCTGGGGGATTAGGTAATATGATGTTCCAAATTGCAGCGGCGGCTGGGTTAACTCAAAAACGAAATTTTGAAATAGTAACTGATTATTCTCATATAGGAACTTTACATAAACCTCCTATTACATATAAAGATAATTTATTTAAAAATATTAAGTTTCTAGAAATTGATTTAACCGGTGCAGCTAAAGTAAACACAGAAGTTAGTAATTTTACTTATAAACCAGATGTAATAATTCCTAATAGTGATGTACAATTATTTGGATATTATCAATCTTATAAATACTTTGATAATTGTAAAGATTATATTTCAAAATTATTCCTACCCTCTAGTTATAAACAAAGAGCTGGTTATGTTTCATTACATGTTAGAAGAGGTGATTATATTAATTTATCTCAATTTCACCATAATTTAAGTATTGATTATTATAATAATGCTATTGATTATTTTAAAGGATATAAATTTTTAGTTTTTAGTGATGATTTAGAATGGTGTAAAGAAAATTTTAAAGGTGACCAATTTGAGTTTATACAAAATGAGAATGATTATGAAGATTTGTATATGATGATTGAATGTGAACATAATGTAATTGCTAATTCAACATTTAGTTGGTGGGCAGGTTACCTTAACCCAAATAAGAATAAAAAAGTAATCTACCCAGATAAATGGTTTGGTCCTGTTTATAAGGATTTTTCAACCCAAGATTTATTTCCTACTGATTGGATCTGTTTAACAGAAAATGTTCCCCAAATTGAAATAAATTTATTTGATAATGCTTGTAGACATTTAGTAAAACCTAATGGAAGATATTCTACGGTACATGATAAAATATCTAAATATGTTAAGTTTGTAAGAGATAATAATGAATATCAAGGTATTACTTTATTTACAGATGAATATCTAACTAATGGAACGGCTAAAAATACTTCGTCAGATAGAAAAATAGGTTGGCTAATGGAAACTAGAGAAGTTTACCCACTACGTTATGAGCAATTTGAAGATTATATGGACGATTTTGAATTTATTCTTACTCATGATAAAGAACTTTTAAATAAATACCCTACTAGAACAAAATTAGTACCTTTTGGGGGATGCTGGATTAAAGATTCTAATTTTAGAATTAGTGATAAATCAAAAAACATTTCTATGATTTACTCAGATAAAAATACACTTGAGGGTCATCAATTAAGACATAATGTAGCTAATAATGTACATGAAGTAGATTTATTTGGCAGAGGTACTTCTAATCCTATTGATTTTAAAGAAGATTCTTTATTGGATTACAGATACTCTATTGTAATTGAAAATTCAAAAACGGATAATTATTTTACTGAAAAATTAATTGATTGTTTAGCAGTAGGAACTATACCAATTTATTGGGGTTGTCCAAATTTAGATAACTATTTTAATTTGGATGGTATTATTACTTTTAATACATTAGATGAATTAAATGATATATTACCTACTTTAAATAATAAATTATATAATTCTAAAATGGATGCTATAAAAGATAATTTAGAAAAAAGTAAAGAATATAACGTAACAGAAGATTGGATTTATAAAAATATAATAAATGAGTAATATATTAAGCATATACGGTTCACATGATGCATCAGTAACATTTCTTGATTCTAATAATAAAGTAAAAGTATTAGAATATGAAAGGTTTGTTAGAAATAGATATGCTATGTTTTCTGAAAGATTTGATGGTAGAGCTTTGGGGTCAAATGATAAAGACAGAAGAAAATTTTTGTCTTATATAAAATCTCAAATTAATTATGAAGTAAAAAAAATAGTATATAATGAATTATCTAGTTTAGATCAACAACTCCTAACAGAATATTTCCCAAATGCTAAATTTGAGCTTTGTGGACACCATTTAGCCCATGCAGCTAGTGGTTATTATCTTTCGGGATTTAATAAAGCTTTAATTTTATCCATTGATGGAGGAGGAAAGGATTATAATGAAGTATCATTTACTAAAATATTTAAGGGAGATAAATCTATTATTCCATTAACTGTACCTTCTATTAATTTAGGTACGGCCTATGGTAAAATTGGGTGCCCAATATCAGAAATTAAACCGGGTCCTGATTCAAATGAAGATTCATTAGTTTATGCAGGTAAAGTCATGGGTTTATGTGCATATGGTAATATTAGAAATGAATGGTTAGAGTTTATGGCTAACTATTATAATGGTCCCCATTCATCACTGGATATTTTAGGTAATGTTACTGGTTTAGATTTAAGTTTTAATTCTTTAAAAGGACAATTAAGTTATGATTTAGCTGCTACTTCTCAATTTGTTTTTGAGCAATATGTATTGGAAATTTTAAAAGATTATATTGATGAATATGATAATTTTATTTTAGTTGGGGGTTGTGCTTTAAATGTTTTATTTAATCAAAGATTTAAAAAATTATTAGATAAAAAAAATAAAAACTTATATATACCCCCTAATCCAAATGATTGTGGTTTATCTTTAGGTCAATATTTAGTTCATAAACCTAATGTAGATGTTAATGTTTATAGTGGATTTGATTTATTAGATAGAGATAAATTTGAATACTATAAGGATAAATATCAAGCTCATAAAATAGGTACTCAAGAAATAGTAGATTTACTAAAGAAAGGAAAAATTATTGGTCTAGTAGAAGGTTGTTCAGAAATAGGTCCTAGGGCATTAGGTAATAGAAGTATTATTTGTGATCCCTCTTTCCCTAACATGAAAGATACCTTAAATGCAAAAGTAAAATTTAGGGAATGGTTTAGACCATTTGCACCAGTATGTAGGTTAGAAGATAAAGATAAATTTTTTGATGATGCCTATGAATCTGAATTTATGAGTTACGCTCCTAAAGTTAAAGAACAATATAAACAACAATTAAAAACTATAACTCACGAAGATGGTACTGCAAGATTACAAACAGTAACTAAGGATCAACATAGTACTTTCTATAATATTTTAAGTGAACTAGATAAATCAGATGAAATTCCAGTTATTGTAAACACCTCTTTTAATATTAAGGGCAGACCAATTTTAACAACTATAGAGGATGCTATTTATGTTTTAGAAAATACGGAATTAGATTATTTAATAATAGAAAATTATTTATTTACAAAATGAGAATAGTAGTTACAGGAGGAAGTGGATTAGTAGGTAAACATTTACAAGAAATATTACCTGATGCTTTTTATTTAAGTAGTAAAGATTGTGATCTTACAGATATAAAAAAAGTTAGGTGGATGATTTCTTCTTATACACCTGATGTTGTTGTCCATTTAGCAGCTAAAGTAGGAGGTATTCAAGATAACCTAAAATACCCAGCTGATTATTTTGATGATAATGTTTTAATTAACACTAATATAGTTAAAGTATGTAAGGAGTATAATGTAAAAAGATTTATTGGTATTTTAAGTACTTGTATTTACCCTAGTGTAGTGGATAATTATCCAATGACTGAAGAAGATTTATTTATAGGTCCTCCACCACCGTCTAATTTTAGTTATGGTTATGCTAAACGCTGTTTAGCTGTTCAAATTGATGCTTATAATAAACAATTCAATACAGAATATAATTATCTAATACCTTGTAATCTTTATGGTGATTATGATAACTTACATAATGAAAATAAAATGCATTTCATCACAGCTCTTTTAAATAAAATTAGGAAAAGCCAAGATAATTCATTACATTTATTAGGTACAGGTAAACCACTAAGACAATTTATGTATGCTGGTGATTTAGCTAAAATAATAAAAAAGGTTATAGATAATAATATTACAGAAAGTTTTAATGTTGCTCCGGATTTCAATTATTCCATAAATGAAATGGCTGAAATGGCTTTAGAGGTTACCAACAAAAAATATAATATTATTTATTCTAAACCTGAATTGGACGGACAATTTAGAAAGGATGTAAGTAATAAAAAATTAAGAAATATATTTCCTGATTTTAAATTTACTGATTTAAAAACAGGTATAAAACAAGTTTATGATAAAATTAGTTAGTGACACAATAGATAAAAAAGATATAAATTCTTTAGTTAACTGGTTATCTCAAGACGAGATACCAAGACTAACTAAGGGTGAATTAACTTGGGAACTAGAAAAAAAGTGGGCTAAAAAAATAGGTACTAAATATTCTGTTTTTGTTAACTCGGGCTCATCAGCTATATTACTTACTTTAGCTGCTTTAAAATATAGTAATAAAATAAGAAATTTAAATATTATAGTTCCATCTCTTAGTTGGGCTACAGATGTAAGTTCACCTATGCTTTTAGGTTATAATACTTTTATGTGTGATTGTAATTTAGAAGATTTATCTTGTGATTTAGATCATTTAGAAAAATTATTTAAAAAACATGATCCTTCTATTTTTATTTTGGTTTCACCACTTGGATTAATTCCAAATATG